ATTGAGCAGCTTTAGCCTCAGAAATACCGCCAGCTTGCGTAGCTAAAGATTCTTCGGTTAATCCTGCAGCGCGAGCTAGAAACGGAGCATATGCGCCGATACCAGCGTCTGCAAGTTGCATCGCATATTGTTCTCTAGGAGAAAAATCTGCAATCCGTTCGCCGCTATAAGTAAATGGGCTACTATCTTTTTGACCTAACCCTGCGAGCTGAGTTTGATAGTATTGAGCTATTCCTGGAAGTAACCCAAACTTATCACCGCCCCCAGTTAATAAATTATAAAGAAATCTATCAGGGGCTTGATAACTATACGCTTTTTGATCATCATCAGCCATTATACTTTACCAAAGTTTATTTTATCAAGAGCAGCGATTCCTTTTTCAAAATCGCCGCCTCCCATATTTCTAACGCCTTTCTCCGATACGACGTACTCGCTATCGCTTGCCCATATCGGAACTAAATCTTCTTTTGGGCCTCCAGGCCCATCAACTTCGCCACCTTGTATAAATAATGTACGACCAAGTACAGAACCCTCATCGGGTTTACCACCGTTAGCCAGACCTATCCGTTGTGTTCGAACTTGTGACGGTTGGAATCTTGGGCGCGGTGCACGGAAAGGTGTTCTACCCCGATCTTTACCACGACCGCCGAGTGCTGATCCGATAAGTTTAGCAACGTCAGTGCCTGATCTTTCTAAAACTCTAGCTGTTTCAGGATTATCTTCTAAATACTTTTGAAACTTCTCCAAACGGGTCACTTCTGGAAGCAATGGATTCGCAGCTTCTTCTAAACCTGGAAGGCTCACCGGTGAGTTGAGTGCTCCTCCCGTAGCCCCTGCATCTATAATAGAAGCAGCCTCTATCCCTGGAGCTGCAGCTGCATCAAGAGCTGCTAAATCCTTTGAACTTGCAGTTTTTGCCCCACCAAAAAGTTCTTTTATCTTACCAATGTCTGTTGCGGCGTTACCTAATTTTGATAATAACTCTAATACCGAACCTCCGAAAAACGCCTCTTTTGGCATTTCTTGTAAGGGCGCGTCTACTTGTTTACGATATTCTTCGTTAAGTGCGTTTACTAATCGTTCCCCACCAAGATTCCCGATTCCCGTATTCGCGCCATACGTTGCATATTTATTAAGAATATCCATCGTAACATCGCGAGGTAGCCCAATATCTTCGCCTTGTTCTATAAATTTAGTAGCGTTAGATTCTGGGTTCATCATCGAAGTAATCAACGAAGAACTTTGTTCGTCATCGAAAAGTCGTGTCATGATTTTTTCTTCTTAGCTGGCTTTTTCTTTTCTGTTTTCTTAGCGGCTTTACCGCCTTTCATAATATCTTTATCGACGGTAGCTGCTTTACCGCCTGTTAAAACAGAGTTTACACGAGCCATAGCCCATTGGTGTTGTGAAGTTCCAGGACGATGCCCTGTTTTATACGCAGCTAACCCACGCTTATATACGCGAGAGAGTTGACCAGCGGTTACTTTTTTGCCTTTTTTACGAGCAGCTTCCGCTTTATTAGATAGAGCTTTTTTAGTTTTATCTGAAAGACTCATGACTTCGTGCCAAACCTCTGTTTAAACCTGCGAGTATATTTAGACTCAATAGTTTTCCTACGCTTACCTTTTTTCTTATCAGTAGAAAATTTGTAAGCTGAAGGATCATCCATCGCCTTCTTTTTATTCCTAGCTATTTCTTTCTTGCGTTTTTTCTTTTCTTCCGCAGAAAGCCCAGCTAGGTATTTCGCAGGGACTTTAGGTTTTTTCTTCGTCTTTTTCATGACTATAACGCTACTACGATATTACCGTTCGTAACAACTTGGACTGTGCCCACGCTCCCTGTTGCACTCAGCCCTGACGTACTTGTCGTCGATATATTCTGCCAAGAATTACCCAAATATACTTGAAGAACTTCCTCGGTAGTATTCCAAATAATGTCGCCTGCAGAAAAACTTAGAGTATCCCTGTTTGCAGAAGTATACTGCGGCGTTGCCGTAGGATCGAATGCCCCTAAATTTAATTCTAAAATCCGCATCGCTCTATTAAACGACACACTATCGACCATATTTTGGTTAGCTAAAGGCAATCTACCGTTAAGAATTTTAGCCACTAGCGTCTACCGTTAGGCTGTATTTCTAATCGGGTTGCACCAATCACGAACCCTACACCAAGTCTTACGCCTTCCTCACCGTCATCGTCAGATTCGAAGCGTACCGCCGCCTGTCGTCCCCTAGCGCGGGTATCTATTTTAGTAGTACTACCCGTAAAGGAGGACGTTAAATCCGTTGTAAGGGACTCTCCGGGATAATTACGGGCTTTTAAAACGAAGTTGATCGTCTGGGTACTACCTGAATCGCCTGTAAATTTAATATCGGGAATACATTTACGGATAAACTGGAATTCGTCGCCTTCACCAATATCGAAATCCGCACTTTCAATAAAGACGTTATCCATCGGAGACCCGTCGTTATCGTGTCCTGATTCGTGAGAATAAATATAAGACACAGAGCTATCTTTACCTGCTGCTCGTGGAAAAGATTCAATACCTTCGTCTAACCAAGCAGTACGAGAAAGCTCTCCAATAGACCAAGATTGCTCAACATAATTGTAAATAACGTAACTATCTATCTCGGTACTTGTTCCAGAACAATAAAACCAACCTACTTCATTAAATTGTTTATTAACGAATGCGAATACTTGGAACGCTTGACTAACATTTAAACTATCAAATACATGAGAATGCACACTGCAAGGCACTGGCTGTACCGCACCGTTGTATGTATAAAATCCTTTTTTATCCATCCAAAAAATACCGCTAGGGGTATTTGCTGCACCATTAGGCCCAATTAAACTTACGCCTTCGTTTACAAGGGTTAATCCAAAAGTATTCGGAGGCCCAATAAATTGTAAACTGTACATCGCTACGTCAGTCCATATGAGCGTTTCTTGTCTAGCTCGTAAACCGCCAATAATTTCTGAACCAGCCGAACAACGCAACGACCCTGCTGTATTTGTTGAACGTGGCTCCCAATCTAATGGATTTTCTTGGTCAGAAAATGCAATAAGTAAAGGATCTATTTCTCCTGAACGACTACCGCCGTCTATCGGATCTGCTCCTAAAACGATAACGTGACGATCAATATCAGAAACTAATATCTGTAGCCCAACAGTAGGTGCAAAATTAGCGCCTGAAATATCTTTAAGAGCTTTAGCTCGTTGACTAGCCGTAGAAAAATCCCAATAAAAAACCCCGCCTGCACGCACATTAGAGATTAAATCTTCGCCAAAATTATCAAGCGACCATAACCGCAGTTGGTTATTTGCAGTTAATGAACTAGTTGAACCAAACGTACTATCACCCCATGTTCCTACGCCCCAACCAGTGCCAGATATAAAAACATCCAAACCTACACTAATTTGGTATTCACCTACAGTAGAACTTCCTCCGTTACCAGAATCAGAAGAATTAGCAGTTACAGTAGTTCCAGAAGTATCTTTAGCGGTTATCTCATAAGAATTAGCGTTTACTATAGAAGTAATCTGATATTCTTGATTTAAAACAGCAGCGATAATATTGCCACCTAATGACGTAGCATCTGAAAAAGTAACGAAATCGTTTAAAGAAGCTCCATGCGCAGTATCCGCAACAGTAAGAGTTGAAGAACCGTTTGTTGCAGAAAAAGTAACATCTCCCGCACCCGTAGTTAATCTAACGGGGGTAATATCGTTGTATCCAGCTCCTTCTTGCCAATACAATTTAGATGTTGTACCGATACCTAACGCTTTAGTACCGTTTAACGTAACCCAGCCATGTAGTTTTCTACCTGTGCCGTTAAATGACGCTTGTAAATACTTAACCCACCCGCCAATTTTCTCCGGCAATCCTTGACGAAAACGAACTAAATTAGCATCGAACCACCCGCCTTCGGCAGTGTAATCTGTACCTTCTTTATTTATTCCAGGATTAAAAATAAATTTTTGTAAGGGCATTAGATATACTCACCACTACGGATCATTTCGGTTACGCGAATCGCTCTCGTACCAACTTGTTGCGCCCATTTACTATCCATAAATTCATCTGCTGCAACATCGAATTGCTCACGAGACATAGCTTCTAATGCTTTTACAAAACCACGCAATCTGGTTAAACCAAGGTTAAAACACATATCGATCATCGCATCTTGACGCGCTTCGTTAATACCATTAAACCAAAAGTAAGTATCCGCTAGTTCGTCTTTTACTCGCGCTATATCGTTTGCTAGTAAATATTCTATTTCATCGTTAGATAGCCCAAGGCCAGACTCTGAGATATTCCTGCCTACACCAATAGTTTCGTAACCAGCAGAGCATAAATAGACTTTAGATTTTACGCCTTCATGACGCTTAATCATCTCTACTAATTTACTCATTACTTTTCTCTCGCGACGTGATTGACTTTTTCGTACGAGCGCATAGCCCCTAACCCAAGCATGCCCATCATAACTGGCACTAATAAGGTAGTATCTACTTCAGGCACGTCTACCCATATACCTGCGATATTTACGATGATCGTATTGTAAAGTAAGCCAAAGGCACATATCCAACCGATAGCGGGTCGCCATCCTCCGATAAATACAGACCCTGTAGCAGCTTCAGCTTTATTGATTTCTAATTGGGCTAACAATGCTTGCTGACTATGTCTTTCACTCATAGTCGCAATTTCGTGAGCTAAAGCATTTTTTTGATCTTTGTC